GATTAGGCAAGAAGGACACGGTACAGCACAACGTAACTGCAGTGCATGGTGTAGTTCTTCTTCCCTCAAAGAAACAGGCAGAAGAGATAATTATTGAGTCAGATGACTGATTTTAAAAGCCATTTGCTTAAACCTAAGCCTAGAACTATGAAGTGGACAAATCATAAAGATCGTATAGCTTTTGTACCTCTAGGCGTTAAGACAGTTAATGTAGATCCTGCTAACGTAACAATGGCAATTAACTTTCGGGAAAAGAAATACGCACGAGGCGGTGGAGTCAGAAAGGTACGCTACTAATGAAATTTAATCCTTTGGAATTTATGAAAAAAATACTTTTGTTTATCTTGGGCTTGTTAAAGAAGTTACGAGACTGTTTGTGGAGCTTATTAGCAAAGTGGGTATCTAAGCTAGATACATGGATATGGAACAAACGCTGGAACAAAAACCTAAGAAACGAGGACGACCAAAGCTAGAAGAGGGACAAAAGGGAAGGTACAACCTTTCACGTAAGCAACGAGTTAAGCTAAAAGCACAAAAGAAACAGACAACAGCACGAAGAAAGAAAGCTAAGTCTGACGAAGCTAAGCTAAAAAGAAAGCTTGAAAGTCCTACAGCTAGTAAGTTACTCGACCAAGATGAGATAAACTCTGCACCAAAGTCAGTGCAGAACGTAGTAAAAGATAGGTCGGAGGTGATATTTGAACCTAACGAGGGACCTCAGACTGATTTTCTTGCTTCCCCTGAGCGTGATGTTTTCTATGGTGGGGCTGCTGGTGGTGGGAAATCTTACGCTCTTATCGCTGATCTTCTTAGGTATTGTGATAACCCCAATCATCGTGCTCTTGTTATTAGGCGCACTCTTGATGAGCTTACTGAGCTTATTAATAAAAGCAGGGAGTTTTATCCTAAAGCGTTTCCAGGTGCTGTTTTCAAAGAAGCCAAGTCAATGTGGCAGTTCCCATCAGGAGCAACAGCATGGTTCTCGTACCTAGACAAAGACAAAGATGTATCGAGGTATCAAGGACAGTCGTTTACGTGGATAGGAATTGACGAGATAACACACTATCCTACTCCTTATGTTTGGGAGTATCTTAGATCTCGTTTACGTACTACAGATCCAAAGATTAATGTGTATATGAGATGCACAGGAAACCCAGGATCGGTAGGAGGATGGTGGGTCAAGAAAATGTACATTGACCCTTGTGAGCCAAATAAGCCATTTGCAGCTACGGATATTGAAACAGAACAGAGGCTAGTATGGCCTGATTCGGCTCCACCAGACAAAGCAGGTAAGCCCCTGTTTCTTCGTAAGTTCATACCAGCGAGGCTTACCGATAATCCCTACCTCATGCAGAATGGCGAATACGAAGCCATGTTGAGGTCGCTCCCAGAAGTAGAACGAAGAAGACTTCTAGAAGGGGATTGGGACGTTGCTGAGGGAGCAGCATTCCCTGAATTTTCAAGATCGGTGCATGTTTGTGACGCAGCTACAACTCAGATACCTACCAACTGGATACGCATACGTGCTGCCGACTATGGGTATTCTTCTCCATCTTGTGTTCTTTGGGGTGCAGTAGATTGGGACGACAATCTTTGGGTGTACAGAGAGTTCTACGGAAAAGGGCAGACCGCAGAGAATTTAGCAAATATTATTGCTAACTTTGAAGGTGAAGATCCTGGAATGTACTACACTGTGCTGGACGCTTCTTGCTGGAACAGAACAGGCACAGGACCTAGCATAGCAGAAACAATGATAAGATCGGGTGTACGGTGGACACCATCTGACAGAAACAGACTAGCTGGAAAGATGGAAGTACACAGAAGACTTCAGGAAAACCCAGTAACAAAAGAGCCTAGAATAAAAATACTTTCTACATGTACACATCTTATTCGTACTCTTTCTAGTCTTCCGTTGTCTAAAACCAATACAGAAGATGTAGATACTAAGGCAGATGACCACGCCTACGATGCGCTAAGATATATGTGTATGACTCGTGCCAGAGGGCATCTTACCATTAACTCTATGATGAATAAGATGAAAGAACAACAACACCAACCTGCAGATAGGGTATTTGGCTACTGATGGCAGAAAATAATCCAAATAGAGTCTTAAAAAAAGACGAATACCTAGAGATTATGAGGCGCATGAATGAGGGCGAACCCATTCCTGACGACATGAAGGTAAGTCCTGAGCGATTAAAACAAGCTGAAAAAAGCTACGGAAAAGTTAAAAAACCAAAAAAAGTTACACCACCTGTTGACGAAGGCGAGTCGATAGTAGATCGTGAGATGCGCAGGTTAGGAATAGATGCGCCTGAACCAGAAACACCACCAGTAGAAAGAACAGGTGCAGGTAGGTTAAGATTGTCTGTGCCAGTTGAGGAAACAGGGCCAGTATCAAGAACAGATGTACAGTTTAATCCCCTTACTGAAAAAGGACCTTCTGACGTTGTAGAAATAAGACCACAAGCTAGGCTTGCGTACATAGAGGCATATGGAAAAGTAGCCCCCAATATGCAAGAGTACGGAGCGCAAAACAGAACAAATCTATCAATGGCAATCTGGAGTGAGATTAGCGAAAATCAGAAAAATCTTGCTAAGTCAGATAAGTCAAGAGTAACTATGCAGGAAATACGAGATGTACGAGACTATCTGTACATGAACAAGTATCTAGAGCCAGATGATCGTTTTCCTACTACTACAACCAACTCAAGAATAACAGATAAAGAAATACCAATTTATCTTAAGCCAAGTCAAAAAGCAAAAAGAGATCCTTCACTAAGAATACTGCAAAAAGATGGGCAACCTCTTATAATTGGAAGAGACAATTATACTGAGACTACACCAGAAACAAAAGAAGACTTAGAAAGGATTAGAGAAAAGGGAAGAAAAGGTTTTGGAATAGGCTTAAAAGGTATTGGGTTTGGTCCAGTAGATGGAGCAATAGCTGCTGGTGTAGGTGCATACTCGTATCTTAGTGGGTCCAGTGCAGCAGAAGCTGCTACAGAAGCAGGTAAAAGTTTTCTTGACATTAGTGGTTCAACTCCTGTTGCAGACGCAACTTTAAAAAGAACACCAGAAGAAATAGAAATAGCAAACGAAGAATTTCGTGAAGCAAAAAGATTAGAAGACGACTATGGAGTAGTGCTAGAGAGGGGGCAAACTCTAAGCGATGTACTTACACCCTCAGAAATTGAACGAGCAGAAAGTGCAAATTCATTTCTTAACCCTAAATAAGAGAAGGAACCTGATATGATAGAATATGGCAAAAGTTATGTCATGGGTCAAATGAAGAAACAAGGAGAGCTTAATTCTGCTCCTGATGGAGTTCTTCACAGGGAAGGTCTTGACAAGAACCTTATTGGTTCTACATCAATGGGTGCGTTAAATGCTAACACACCTCGCCAACCAAACCCAGATAATAAAGTAGACCCTGCCGTTTTTCGCATGGCTGACGAAAAGGATTACTAATGCCCATAGACGGAGATGATCTAGGAGATATCCCTGCTGTACTACTGCTAGACGAAGCAAATACGAGTACAGCAGGGCTAGTTCGGTCTAAGTTTGAAGAAGCTGAAACTGGAAGGTATCAGCACGAACAAAGATGGCTAAAGGCGTACAAGAACTTTAGAGGTATCTATGACTCTACCACTCAGTTTCGTGACTCTGAGCAAAGTAGGGTATTCATTAAGATAACCAAAACTAAGGTTTTAGCTGCTTACGGCCAGATCATTGACGTTCTATTTGCAAACAAAAAGTTTCCTATCGTTGTAGAATCTACACCTGTGCCAGAAGGTATTGCAGAGTTTGCACATGCAAGTCAAGTTCCGCAACCACCACAGCAAGAAGAGCCAGTAGCTCCCTATGGGTACGAAGGTGATGGAATGGAACTACTTCCAGGTGCGCTAGAAGCTACGCCTGTACAAACTCCTTTAGGTGGTCTTGCAGAAAAGTACGAAGGTGCTAATCTACAAGAAGGCCCCTCTAGAATGGGAGAACCACAGATATCTCCTGCTAGAGAGGCTGCTCGTCTTATGCAAAAGCATATACACGATCAACTACACGAAAACAATGCCGTAAATGTGCTAAGACACTCTTTGTTTGAAGGC